TGGCGGTGGTGCTACTGGTGGCCGTACGTCTATGGTTGGTGGCATCCCATCGATGTTCGGTGGCGGTGGTTTCTCTATGCCTTCGGGTGGCCAGCAAAGGTAAAAAATCATGCAAATACCTGAACACTTGGGATCGTTTAACGACATCGTAACCCGAGAAAAGAAAGCCTTTGATAGTGAGGCCATGTGGCATACCCAGCTTTCTGACGTGTATGAATACTTTCTACCTCAAAGAAACCTGTTTGACCGTGAGGATAAAGGCCAGAAGAAGATGGATCGCATATTCGATTCCACTTCTCTTACCGCTATTCAGCAGGGGGCGAGCAAGTTACAAGAGAACATCGCGCCTATCTGGGCAAGGTGGGCAACATTCCAGCCAAGTGAGCAGGTCATTAAGCTGTTAGAAACTGGCGACTATGGCGTATCAGAGACCGATATCCGCGAGAATCTCGAAAGCCAGGCTGAGATTGTCTTCGACTACATTAACCGCTCTAACTTCGGCACGCAGTTCTATGAGGCTGCACTTGATCTGCTAGTCGGTACTGCTACTTTGCGGATAGATGAGACAGACGAAGATGATATGCCGTTTGTCTTTCACGCTATCCCACAAAAGGGTATCGCCTTTGAAGAAGGCCCGTGGGGTACGATTGAAACTCACTGGCGCAGAATGAAGGTTAAGGCTCGATTACTTGAGCGTATGTGGAAAGGGTTTGAGCCAAGCGAGAAGATCGCCAATCTAATCAAATCATCACCTGATAACGAAGTGTCAGTGCATGAAGGTGTTGTGTACTGCCCTAAGATGAAGCGCTACTACGGCATGTTGTGGTGCGATGGTGAAGACTCTATTTCATGGTTTGAGGACTTTGGTGTCACTTCACCTTGGGTAACTGGTCGATATACTAAGGTCGCTGGTGAGGTTCGTGGGCGTGGGCCTGCTATGCAAACACTGCCTGACGTTCGATCACTGAATAAGGCTAAAGAGTTTGTACTTCAAAAGGCTGCCATTGATCTAGCGGGCATGTATACCGCTACGGATGATGGTGTAACTAACCCCTATAACATCACTATCAGCCCAGGAATCGTTATACCTGTTGGTAGTAACAACACATCGAACCCGTCTATCCAGCGTTTAGACACTGGCGCTAACTTACAGCTTGCGCAGTTTGAAATCATGGAGCTACAGAACGCTATCAAGGTCGCATTGTTTAATGATCTACGTGATCCTACTGGCCCAGTCCGTTCGGCTACTGAGATTGCGATTGAGGCCAGAGAGCTAGCCAAGCGCATTGGCTCTGCATTCGGTCGCTTGCAGACTGAGGTGCTTGTACCTATCTTAAAACGTGTTGTGTCTATTCTAACGCGTAGGGGATTGATTACCCCATTACAGTTAGAAGGCCGAGACGTTGATATCAAGTTTACCAGTCCGTTAGCAAGGGCTCAGGACTCAGAAGACCTAATGGCGGTACAACAAGCCGTACAGTTTGTTCTGTCTACTGCTGGGCCTGAGCAAGTAATGATGGCGTTTAAGACTGAAAACTTTGGTACGTGGGCGGCTGAGAAAACAGGCATGTCGAGTGAGCTAGTTAGGTCTGAGTCTGAAAAACAGCAGATCATCCAGGCTGGTGCTCAAGCTGCGCAGATGAATCAAGGGCAACAACAAGGACAACAACAACAAGAGGCCGTATGAGCTGGGAACAATTAGAAGTAAACCAGAAAGACGCGGAACAAAAGAAAGCAGAAATCAGAGAGAAGCAAGTTGAGCTAGCAAAAGCATATAAGCGCTGCTTTTCTACTGATGACGGTTTTAAAGTACTGGAGGACTTACTTAACCGCTTTGTCATGGATAATGGCACAGACTTCAACTCTCAGAATATTGAGTATGAAGCGGCCTATCACAATGGCGAGGCGGGTGTAGTTAAGTTCATTATTCACTTAACGAAGCAAGCGGAAAAACTATGACGAGAAAAGTTAAACCTAAATACGAGGTCGTGTGTGATCACGAGGACTGGTTGAAAAGCTCAGGCTTTAAGTTCGAGTGGCTAGATAAATTACACGAACAATATGGATTCGATAAGTTCCAATACCTGCATAAGTTCCGAGCATTCCGATGCTACAAAGAAGAACAGCACTTGGATTGGATCGATGTGAATGACTTGGCGTTACTGAATGGTGAGCGCCGAATCATGGAAATCCTGTTGAAGCACCAGCAGGTCAGTCCGAAAAGGGCTGTTATTCAATATCCTTGGAGATAAGTTATGGATGATCAGGCCGTGGTAAACGATACCCTGAACGAAGGCGTGGGATCACTTGTTGATGCTGCAGAGCCTACGCTAGGGGAAGGTGAGTATTTTTTAACAGAAGGCATTAAAGGTACAGGTGAGCTACCCGAGTGGTTTAAGGCTGACAAGTACAAGTCAATAGCTGACCAGGCTAAAGCGTATACCGAGCTAGAGAAGCGCTTTGGTGGCTTTAAGGGTGCGCCTAAAGATGGTTACCAACCACCTGAAGGCATTGAACCCGATGATGCTTTATTCGCTGAGCTAAAGACTTTTGCTGAAGAGACGAACATGTCTCAAGATGCGTTCGATAGAGCGTGGGGTTTACTGCAAGCCCAGTCCGAAGCGGTCGAAGAAGTGTCTCTAGAAGCTGAGATGGCCAAGCTAGGCGACAATGCTACTGGCCGTATCAAGCACGTTGAACAGTTCATGAAGAACAATCTAGACCCTGAGACCTATGAGCGCTTGCGTTACGCTGTTAACAGTGCTGAGTCGGTCGAATTGGTCGAGGCGTTGATCAAGTCTACTGCGCCAGCCAAGCTACCTATTGACGGTGTAGTCGAGCCAGGCGGTATTACTTGGCAGGCAATTGAAGCTGAGATGTACAAGAAAGATGAGAACGGCAACCTGTTACGTTCCGTTGATCGCAATCATGAAGCTAAGATCCAGCGCATGATGCGTGAATACGGTGGAGACCGTCCTTATGTTCAAACATTTGGTTAGTTTGTTTTCTTATAACTAAGTGTTATTATTGATCTGTCGGATACCCGTTCTCGGCCTGACAGATTAATTAAGGTTGTAGGCTGACCGATCTGTCGGGCACTCAGTCGAAAACCTACAAAACTTTTATTTTAATTACTCGTTTTGAGGGTTATTCACATGAGTAAAAATCTATCTGCTGTAGCAGTTATTGAGTTTGACAGTATGGTCAAACATGCCTATCAGGGCATGGGCCTGCTGAAAAGCGCTGTAACTGTACGTAACGGTGTTGTTGGCGACACCTACAAATTTCGCCGCATGGGTAAAGGTCTTGCTAACCAGAAGTCTACTTCTGATCTAGTAACTCCTATGGATGTTGGTCATGAGTTCAAGACTGCTACTCTTAGCAACTGGAACGCTCCTGAGTACACCGACATTTTTGACGCTGCTGAAGTTAACTTTGACGAGAAGCAAGAATTGGCTAACACCATTGCTGGTGCATTGGGCCGTCGTTCTGACCAGCTTGTCATCGATGCTATGGACGCTTCAACTCCTTTGACCACTGCTGTTGCTGCTGGCCTCACTAACCTTACTATGGCTAAGGTTATTGAAGCTCAAGTTGCATTGCGTGATCAGGGTGTGCCTAACACTGAGCTATTCGCTGCTATTGAAGCGCAAGGTTTGGGCGGTCTGTTGAACGATGAGAAGGCTACTTCTGGCGACTACCAGGCTATCAAGGCTTTGGTCTCTGGTGAGATCAACACTTTGTGTGGCTTCCAGTTTGTGATCATCGAGTCACGTACTGAAGGTGGTTTGACTGAAGCTGCTAACATTGTTGACTCTTGGTTCTTCCAGCGTCCTGCTGTTGGTTTGGCTATCGGCATCGACATGAAGACTGAAATTAACTGGATTCCTGAGCGTACCGCATGGTTGACCAACGGTATGTTGAAGGCTGGCGCTGTCGTCCGTGACGAAGGCGGTCTGGTTAAAGTTCAATACGACAAAACTGCGTAAAGGAGACTGAATCATGGCATTTTCAAGAAGCGGTCTTTCACGCATTGGTGGTTCTGGTGATGCAAACGCTGTATGGGTTTACTCATCTACTGAAGCACCTGCAACTGTTGCTGGTTCTGGCTACTTCAACAACGCAAGCGCTGAGCTTACTGTTGGCGATGTAGTCCTGATTGTTGACACTGACGCACCTGCCGTCACTGTATCATTCGTTATTTCTAATAGCGGTGGTGTAGTTGACTTGGCATCTGGTACGGCTGTAGGCAACATATAAGCACAATCGGGGGCTTCGGCCCCCATCTATTTCAAAGGTGAGTTATGGCTTCTAAGATAGACCTAATTAGTAATGCTCTCATTCTAATTGGCGACACTCCTATTAACTCCCTTACTGGTGGTACTCGCGCACAGCAAGTAGCATCGAACCTGTACGACAACATCGTGCAGAATGAATTGACGAAGCATCGATGGGGCTTTGCTAAGAAGAAAGCTCAATTGTCGTTGACTACCGATGTGCCTGTCGATGATGAGTGGAAAAGCATATATCAATTGCCCACTGATCTACTGTTTCTAATCAAGCTGTACCCGTCTACGAATTACGCCCTGTACGGTGACAAGGTTTACACCGATACACAAGACGCGCTGTACGCTGATTACATTTACAACGTCCCTGAGTCTGAATGGCCTGTATACTTTTCTAAGATGATTGAGTATGCGCTGGCTAGGGACTTTGCTAGTTCTATTCGTGATAGTGATTCTGCTAGACAGACAATGTCGGCTGAATACATTAACCAATCACGTATGGCCCGATACACTGATTCCCAACAATACCCCGTGGTGCCTGTAGCGTCTAACCCATTCGTCAATGTGAGGTTCTAATGTTTGATAACGAGAGCTTCTCACACGTAGGCGGTAGCTCACCAGCACCGAGAATCTACACATACGAGACTACGGAAGACCGCACGATTGTTCTGGGTTCAGGTTACTTCAACCAGGCTTACACTAAGTTGCAGGTTAAAGACCTAATCATTGTTAACAACTCGGTTGAGGTTTATACAGCCAAGGTCACGGCGGTATCTAAGAACAGCGTGGTGGTCGCAAAAACGTCTTTTTTAGACCGAGAGTATGCTTACTACTACTTAGACACAGAGACAGCTTTAAGTCTGAATGATGACGGTGTAACGTATACCCAAGTACCCAATATGAGTGCTAATCCTGTACGTGACTTCACGCTTGATGGCGATACTTTAACGTACACGGGTGTTGGTGGTCTGTTTCAGTTTGTTGGCTCAGTGGATATGAGTTCACAGAAAGTCGCCGATGTAACCATTGCCCTAGCGATTAACGATGTGATTAGCCCTCAGTCTATTGTTCGCTCGTTTACGTCTGCGAATAAAAGAGGCTCTGCATCGTCTAACGGGATATTCCAGGTTAACTCTGGCGATGAGTTTAAGGTGATGATGAAAGGCGATGGCACTACGTCACTGGTGGTTGATATCTTCTCTATGAACATAACCTTTATGGAAGTCTAATGGCTAAGTCTAGGTTCATTCAAAGTACATTTGTAAGCGGTGCATTATCCCCACTGTTAAAAGGTCGCATTGACTTACAGCAGTACTACCAAGGTGTGGAAACCGCTAGGAATGTGGTCATTGTCCCGCAAGGTGGCATGAAGCGTAGGGCTGGTACTGAGTACATTGACACTGCTTTGAGGGTTCTAGGGTATTACGCTACTACACCAACCACACCCAACGGTGGCACAGGTGCTAACTTAATCGACTTTGATGATTCGACTGTATCTGTAACTACTACGGGCGTTAGCACTACGAATAACTACGTGGTGGCTCAGTATGATCTAGGCGCCAGCCCTGCTAACGCTGCTGTATTCATTGATGTTCGCGGGATTCTATTAAGCTCGGGTACATCTAGTGAGTTTGATGTTGAGTATTCAGACGATGCATCGGCATGGACGAAGGTTGCTGACATTCCCTTAATTGGTAGTAATGCACAAAACTTTAGATTCTCTGCTAGTGGAGTGCATAGGTATTGGCGTGTAGTCCGTGTGGGTACGACTGATCTAGGTACTGCTACGGTTACGATGTCGGGCTTTGTTGTTCGCATCGAGACTGCTACTCGGTCGAGCGTGAAGCTATTAGACTTTAGTGTAGAGGCTGACCGCCATTACCTGTTAGCTCTGACTGATCGCAATATTCGTATCTTTAATTACAGTGGGACGATGGTGGCCAATATTGAGGTACCGTTTTTGTCTGCTGAAGTGTCTGATGTTCGTGATACCCAAGTTGAAAACGTGATGTTGCTGTTCCATGAGGATAGGCCGTCACAGCGTTTAATCAACTTGGGCACTGACACTGATTGGTTCTTGGATGAGATACCTTGGACTAATATCCCACAATACGACTATAACGATGATCTTAGTCCTACCCCTGTCGCTGACGTTCAGAGAATGACATTGGGCGGAACTGGCGGATGGGTTGCTGGTGACACCTTCCAGCTAGACATTGAAGGCGTGTTATCTAAGAACATTACTTATGCTGGTGATGCCACTGCTGATCAACGTGATTCGACTGTATTCAACATCCAGAAGAATATCCAAGATATGCCTGTTGTTGGTGATACTGGTGTAAGCGTCTCATACGTCTCTGCTGGCGTTTTCGACATTACGATAGGCGGTGAGTCGGCCAAAGACTTTGAGTTGTTCTCAGGCTTCGCTACAAGCGGTACAGCGAGTAAGACGATTGCCTTTGCTAAGACTGCCAATGGCTCGCCAAGAAAAGAAGATGTGTGGAGTTCGACTAGGGGCTATCCCAAAATGGGCTGCTTCTTTGAAAACCGTTTGTTCATTGGTGGTACTAAGTCTAAGACACAGAGCTTATTCGGTTCAAAGTCTGGCTCTTTCTTTGACTTCGACATTGATGACGGTGATGACGATGAGGCAATCTTTGCGACTATCTCATCACGTAAGTTAAATGAGATTGTTGACGTATTCCCAGGCCGTAACCTGCAAATCTTTACGTCTGGTGCTGAGTTTGCGGTAACCAGCCAGCCTATCACGCCATCTAACATTAACATTGCGCCACAAACGTCACACGGTGCGTCATACATTCAGGTTGAAGAAGTAGACGGCGCGACTATGTTTGTCGATAGAAACGGCAAGACATTGAGAGACTACCTGTACTCTTTCAATGAGGATGCCTATACAACGCAGGATAAGTCCGTTCTATCGTCTCAATTGATTAAACAGCCTGTCGATATGGCAATGCTTGCGGGTACTCAGAGCGAGGACTCTAATTGGCTGTTCATTGTTAACACTGATGGCACTGTTGCTGTACTGAATACTCTAAGAGCGCAGGATATCAACGGCTTTACTGAGTGGACGACTGACGGCAATGTTGAGTCTGTTACCGTGGTTGATGACAAGCTATTCATGGTGACCAAACGATTTGGCAATCTTGATCGCTTTATTGAGGTATGGGATTTTGCCTATCTGATGGATTCATCGGTCAAGGTTAGCCCAGCACCAACTCAAACTGTTATCACTGGACTAGACCATTTAGAAGGTCAGACAGTACAGATTGTAGGTGATGGCATTGTCTTAACGCCTAAGACTGTAGCCAGTGGTCAGATCACTCTAGAGGCTAACGAGATTGGGTACAGTGAGATTGAGCTAGGGATTAACTTCGTACCAGAAATTGTACCGATGCCGATCAACACGTCTATTGGCTCAGGTCAGAATGCGATGAGATTAAAGCGCATTGTAAGAGTTAATATGCGCGTGTATGAGACATATGGCGTTTATGTGGACGGTAACCCTGTTCCGATTAGAACGTTCGGCTCAGCGCCAACTACGCCCTTAGATTCTGCGCCAACGGCATTAAGTGGTATTATTGATGACGTGTATGATATTAACGGTTGGAATCGTGATGTGATGCCGACCATAAGCGTACCAGACCCAACGCCATTCCATTTGCAGGCGATTGAGTACGAGGTGGAGTCAAGTTAAATGGATCCGTTTACTATATTCGCAATCTTATCTGCTGTTAGTGGGGGTGTAT